TGCGCAACGATGCGCACCGCCTGCGCGTTTGCGATGCTGATAACCGACGTGTCCGCAGGTGCCGTCACATTCGCGTTGAAGAACCGCAAGAGCGGCTGGATGGTCTCCTGAACAAGCATCGTATGCTCCTCCTCTCGTGCGCCGTCACAACACAGCATCTTCTTTTCTTTCTATACAGTGTTGTGACAGCGCCCGTTGTCTATTCAACCGTTGATCCGTATCCCGTCGCCGCCACAACACATCATCTTCTTTTATTTATATGATGTGTTGTGACAGCGCCCGACTGTTGTGACGCCCGCGCCCGACGCGGGTTGGTCATCAGCAGTGTCACAACACATCATCTTCTTTTATTTCTATGCAGTGTTGTGACAGCCCGCCTCACCCAAACGTAGTACTCCCCGCCGCCGGTGTCATCAGCAGTAGCAGCGTCACAACACAGCATCTTCTTTTAATTAAGAGATGTGTTGTGACACTGCGCTTGTATTACGATCCGGCCGCGATCTCGACAAACGGGCTAACAGTGTTATTGCCCGCGCCGTCTGCCAGAATAAGCGGCGCGTTGACGAGCGGCGCGCCGTCGATCCGCACACCGAACAACCACACCGACTGCCGCTTGAGGAAGCGCGCGTGTTCGCTGAACGCGACGCTGAACGCTGCGCGTTCCACCATTGCGTAGTACGACAAATCCGCCAGCACCAGCGATCCCGCGCTCGTCACTGTTGGCAAATGTTCGCTGTAAGCAATCGGAATGCCTGCGAGCGTATCGCCGTACACCAACGACTGCCCGTTGACGGTATAGAGCAGCGTCTCGCTGAGTCGCGTCGCCATCAAGCGCGAGCGCCAGAACGGGTGTGCAATCCAGACCGCGGTAGCGCTGCCGGGCAACAAGCGCTGGATCATTTGCAGAATAGTGTTCGTATCGTTTTCGACCTGCGTGCCGCCCGTTGCCCGCGTCACGCTGATCGACGCGGGGTGCCCAACGATCCCGCGCGGTTGCCCGACGCCGGTTCCCCGCAGCATCACGCGCGCTTTCAGCACCGCGTAGGCGCGCCCGAACAGCGACACCAGCGTATCCTCAAGCGCCTGCGGCGCGTCGGTGATGAGTTCCGTCGCCGCCGCAACGTAGGCATCCGCCGAGTGTGGGCGGAAAATGCGCTGCTCGAACTTCGGTTCGCTCTCTGCAACATCCGCACTCTGTTCGCGCCAGATGAGCCGCACCCCGCCGACGAGCGCGCTGCTTTCAACGTTCGGCGCTTGGTCTTGCTCCAACACCGGCAGCGCCAACTCTGCCGCGTTGGTGCGCAGCATCAACGGGCCCCTCCCGGCGGATACTAACTGGTCGAACAGCATCGGCGCGCCGACCGCGCGGATGCGCTCCTCAAACTGCGTCGGTACAAGGAACCCGCCGCTCGCGCCGGTCGTTTCATCCAGCGCTTTCGTACTCTTGTACACCGCGCGCAACCGCTGAACGTCGTTGGTTGCAACGCACTTCAAGAAGTCGCCGAACGATCCGCCGTCTTCCGCAGCGGGCGCGCCGGTCGCCACGCCGACGCTCTGCGCTTTCACCGCCGCCGCGACTTCCTCGCGCAGCCGCGCGGCGATTTCGGCAGCGAGTTCCGCCTGGTTCATTACAATTTCCGTCATCTCCTTCGTCTCCTCCTTCATCTGATAACTAACCGGTAATTCCGTATCATTGTGCGCGGCTCGGCGGGCGTCGGCGTGATGCTCGCGTCCAGCCCTAAAAGCCAGCGTTTGATGTGCAGCGCGTTCCCGACCGGTTGACGCACCACCAGATGCGCCGCCGTCCCGCTCGACCAGCCCAGTTCCGGCGCGATCTGCGCGAGGTAGCGATACTTCGCGTCGAGCAACCCGCGTATGATAACGCCCTCGTCGGTGATCTCCAACGCGCCGTAGCCGATTGGCTCTTCGACGAGGATAATCCCCGACGCGGTTTTCACCGGCTGCGCGTGGTTGAGCCAGATCGGAGTTTCGCGTAAGCGTCCAAAGTCGGTTTCTCGCGTGAAGAACTCGTTTTCGAGATCAACGGCGTCGGGGCTGCCGAACACCACGAGCAATCCCTCAACGTCGCCGCTCTCGACTGCTTTCAGCGCCGCGCCGGGCGCGGTCTGCCACTCCATCTCTCACCTCCCCCTCTCCTTCAGCACCGCAAGCGCTTCCTTCAGCGCCGCCTCTGCCGCGTCTTTCAGCGACGCCCAGCGCCCGCGATGGACGCGCGCTTGCGGCATTCCGTAGACGTACCGCGCATACGACGCGGTGTTCTCAACGATTCTCGACGTTTTCGACAATTTCTTGATCCGCAACTTCTGCCGCAGATTCCCCGTTCGCCGATACCGCGATCCGGCGGGCGGCGGCGGATAGATTTGCATCACGCTGTGCGCCGCTGCTGCGCCGGCGTCAAGCGCGGCTTCGATCCGCGCTGCACGCGGCAGCAGTTTGCGCAATGCGTTATCGAGATCGACAGAGACGCTAACCCGCATTTACCCGCTCCAGTCTGACGCCGCACCGACAGCGCGGGTGCGCCGGGGGCCCGCTCCGTCCGCCCCACTCGTCTTCGCGCTTGCCGTGGAGCGCGCCGCAGATCGGACACACCCGCTCGTCGTTTGCGGTCTCCCAGATCATCACGTACTCCAGATTATGCTCGGCGCGTAGTCCTTCTCTGTACGCCCGCACGCCCGCCGTCGCCGCTTCGGTTGCAGCGGTAATCGCGACGGTCTCGGCACGCTTCGCTCCAACGACCGGTTCTATCATCTGGATGAGTTCGGCGCGATCCGCGCCCGGCATCCGTCGCCAAGCAGCAACCGCGCGGGCGATGTAGTCGCGCGTGTACGGATAGAGCAATTCTTCCACCTGGCGGCGCGTCGCTTCTTCCGCCCAATCCGCCAGCAGCGCATCAACGTTGACTGCGACACCGACCTCAACCCGCATCTCGTCTGCGAACAGACGTGCGATTGTCTCGATATTGCGGCGCATTGCGGGGTACAGTATCTCGTTGAACTCCTTCGCCGTAATCTCATCTGCGCCGTCGAGCATCACCTGACGCAACTGCTGAAACGCGCGCTTGAGGTCGCGGTACAGTTGCACCTCGTGCGGCATCAGTTCCGGTTCGGCTTCGTCTTTCTTCAGCGATTTCGCTTCAACGTCCGCCGGCTCCTCACTTACCGCGCCGTTGACGCCCGCCAGCCGCAGCGCCGTTCTCGTATCGAGACCGGCAGCCACCGCCTCGCGCGCAATCGCCAGCCGGTTGCGCAGCCGCAGCAGTTCTTGGTCTGCCGCGTCCTCAACGAACTGCGGGAGGTCAAGCCGCGCCCGGGCTTCGTTCAGCGTCAGAACGGGCTGCCCGGTGAGTCTCTGGATCGCTTCCGCTTTTTCCAGTTCCGAGTTCTGCACCGCGTCAATGCGCGCTTCGCTACAACGCAAAACTTGATTGTACGCAGTAAAGTGCGGTTGCAGCATCGCTGCAATTTCGCGCGTGCGGGGGAGGATCGTCAGTAGGATAAACGTCTGATAATCACGCTGAGCGGTGGCGTAGTTGCTGGCGTTGCTGAAGACGACCGACATTGGGACTTGAAACGCCGTCAACATCAATTCCGCTGCGCGCTGGAGCAGTTCCGGTTGCACCGCGTCGGAGAGCGTATCCCCCAATGTCACCGTTTTGATCTCGCTCGACAGTGCGAGATGCCGAAACGCATTGCGAATGCCGCTGACGAGTTGCCGCAGCCACTGCTCAAACCGCGAGCGCTCGGCGTCGGTGGGGCGCTGGGCGAACATCCACACCGTCGGACGCACCGCGCCGCGCTCGAAGTACGCCGTCTGGTAGCGCTCGGCAGCCAGCAGCGCGCGCGCTTGCGTGAGCGCGGTCGTCACCAACCCGACGCCGGGTTCAACCTCGCTCCTCACCGACGGTTCCCAGATGTGCAGTAGTTCTGTTTCCGGTTCAAGCCGCACTTCTGTGTTGTTCACACGGCGGGTGAACCCGACCAGCCCGCGTTTTGCGTCGGTGATCGGAGTGATGGTACGCGGGTGCAGACGACGGAGACCGAGCGGCGCGGCGGGGTCGCGCAGCAGATACGCCGCGCCGTACAGACACAGATCGATCTCAATTCCGCGAATGAGCGCAGCCAGTCGCTCGGCGTCGAATGCGACCAGCGTACCGCGCCGCGTCGTAATCTCCCACGGCAGCGACGCGAGGGCGTTCGCGCGCAGCGTCACCGCCGTCCGCACCACCGCGACGCGCTCATACGCCGTCTCGACATCAACCGCGTCGCCGTCACCGAATACGCCCGTCCAGGCGGACGGAAGGAAATCCTCAACATTGAGCGCTTTGATGTCGTAGCGCTCAAACGGCGACAGTACGAGTTGTGCGACCGGGTTAGACATCAAACAGCACCTCTGCGCTCTGCGACGCGCCCCACACCGCCAGCGCCAGCGCGATCACACCGTCGTCGTGACACCCCTCCGGCGCGCTGTAGCGGGCGCGACCGGACGCGGAAATATCGACGCTGTACATCTCCAGTTCGTTGAGCAGCCAGTCCAATTCCGGCAGCACAATCGTTCGCTGCTCCAACGCGAGCGCGAGCGTGTCAATCAGCAGCGGTTTTGTCGCTGCGGTCGTCGTAAACGCCTGGACGGGCAGCCCGGCGCGCTGCAACTCTTCGATGTTCGGCGCGCCGATACTGTTCGCTTCGGCGATCACCGCGCCGCCGCCGTTGCGCTTCCAGAATGCGACCAGAGCGCGGCGCTGCGCTGCGAAATCCACATCAACCAGACGCTCAACGTCAACAACGCAGCGCGTCTGCGGATCGAGCGCGGCAAATACGGTTGCGTCTTCGTAGCGCCCCCAGTCAACGCCGATAATCGCCGCCTCGCCGCTGCGTGCGATCTCGCCGACACAACTGCGAACGTTGCGGAACACTGCGCCGCCGTCATCTAAGAACTCGGCGTCGAGTTCTTGACGAGCGGCGCGTTCGGTCATTGCAGATCGCAGCAGCGCAATATCTGCCGGATCGAGACGCGGGTTGTCGTTGGTCGAACGCCGAACCGTCGCCCAGCGCGGGTCGTCAAGCGCGCTCTGGTGGATACGCCAGAAATCCCCTCGCCCTTTCGGCGTCCCGGCGAGGATCGCGCGCCCGCGCCGGTCAAGTAGCGCGGGGATGAGGTTTTCGCGCCAGATTGTTTCGAGATTGCGCGCCAACCCCGCCTCGTCCACCACAATCAGATCGTACCCGCGCGACCGCCCCGCGTCTTCATTGTCCAACGACCAGAACTCGACGCGCCCGCCGGTCGTTGTGTCAATCCGCCGCTCTGCTTTGTGTTCATCAGCAACCGGCGCGCGGAGCACGCGCCGCACTTGTTCCCAGACCGGCAGCATCAACTTATACGTTGGAGCGAAATACCCGACCGTCTGTCGCCGCACCAGCGCGGCTTCCACGAGCATTCGCGCCAGTAGATGTGATTTCCCCCACCGCCGCCCGGCGCGCAAGTGCACGAACCGCGCGTTGCGGGTCTGTTCCGCAACGGCGCGCTGGTCGGCGTGGAGGTGTGGAAGACGTACCTCATACCGTCTTGACGAACGCCGTCTCATCGACGATCACCAGTACGTCCCGTTCGGCGTTCGGTTGCTCATCGAACTGCGACAGAAACAGCCGCGCCGCCGCGACGCGCGCGCTTGCCGGCTCGCTGTCGTTGACAACGATCATAAACAGCGCACGCAGCACTGCGGCGCGGGCTTCATCTGTCAGCAGTTCTTCAGTCGTCATTTGTACTTGTAGTACTTCCGAGCGATTGCTTCAGCCTCAACCTCGCTCAGCGGAACGTAATACGAGATGCCAAAACCAACAAGCAGCGCCAGCGCCGACTGGACTTCAGCCGGCAGATCGATCCCCGCGAATTCACGCAGCGCCCAGGCGAGGATAACGACGGTCGCAGCGGCGAGCGCGCCGTAGGTGATCTTATCCAGCGGTTGCGAAAAGGGAAGATTCACGTGAAGCCCTCCTACTCCTCTCTCTGCGGGGCGTTATTCACCCCTCCATTCTCATTATACCGGAAACGCGCCGCATTTTCGTACGCCAGATCGCGGCGCGGGCGCGGGTGTCACAACACTGCGTATAATAAAAGAAGATGATGTGTTGTGACGCTGCTGATGATCCGACAGCGGGCGCGGGGGAGTACTACTTTCAGGTTGTGCGGCGGGTGTCACAACACTGCGTATAAATAAAAGAAGATCGAGTGTTGTGACACTGCTGAACAACCAGAAACCCCGCCGACGCCGGCGGGGTGTGGGAACGGCGGAGCGGAACTACTCGTTTCCCAGCGCGTACTCTATCAACCACCCACGCCAGCCTGCTCGCGCTTCATCGAGCGAGTTGTACACTTCGTAGTAGTAGTAGGTGCGCGGGTCAGGCGTCGCGTCTGGGTAGGGATCAACTTCCCACTCGATCTCCTGAATGTAGATAGACCCATCCTTAGCCTCGAAGACGATAGCAACCCCGCCGTTTGTTGTATAGTCATTCCACGCCCGCCCGTTGTCCCAAGTGTAGGGACGACCAAGCGGACGCGCCTTGATGCGTAATCTTTCGTAGTCCGCAACCCCGTCCTTCGGGACGGGGCCGTTTATAATCGTAACGTCTCGAAACATCGCTTTCCTCCTCTACTCACCGCGCCGCGCGTCCTCGTACCGCAACTGTTCCACCAGACGCCGCGCCTCGCTCACGGACGCGCGCCAACCGACCGGCTGTCCGCGGTACTCGACCGCGTAGTCTTTCGACTCGCGGTCGAACAGAATACGGTAGTCGCTGCCTTCTTCAATGACGATTTCACGCGCGGGGCGCGGTGCGGGGGCTGAGCGTCGTTTGGGCATCGAAGTACTCCTTTCTGATGATTGACTACGCACTCAGTATACCACGCGCGCGTCGGGTTGTCAAGCCGCAAAATCGCAGCGAAAATCTCGAAAATTGGGTATTGACAAACGGCGCGGGGTGTGGTAGAGTATAGTCACAGTAAATCAACGCTATCACATAGGAGGAACCTAAAATGCAGACCTACAAGATTTGGCAAGGCGAGCGAACATTTCTGCCCGGCGACGACGCCAGCAAGTACACCGTTATCGAGATTGTCGCCGAGGATATCGGATGGTTCATTGAATTACCAGATGAAGGCTTGTTGGGAAAAACATACAGCGTCTACCGCACTGAAAGTGAGATCATCATCCACGTGGTTCAGGAAGCCGGTCTCGGCGATCCTAGCTACGGCTCAATCCACCGATACCGCGATCTGAGCGAGGCGGCGGCAGACGGCTTCGAGCAGGCGCTGAAGGAGATGCGACTGCTCTAATCAACGAACCCGACCCGAACCCCCGCGCATCACAAGCGCGGGGTTTTCTTTTCCCCGCCGTCGCCAAGCCCGCGCTGCCGTCACAACACCTCGTCTTCTTTTATTTCTATACGGTGTTGTGACACTGCTGAACAAACAGAAACCGCCGGACGCGCGTCCGGCGGTTCTGGCGTTCGCGTCGGGGGCTAGTTGTGTTTGACAAACGGGGTGACGGCGAAGGTGTGACCATACCCGTCCTCGAACGCCAGCCAGCCTTTGGCGTTCCGGCGAACGCTCAGACGCGCCCGCGCGCCGAACAGCCGCAGCCCGCGCCGCAACTGGGCGACGCTGTACCAGTGTGGGTCGTCGATTTCCTTCGGGCGGAAGAGTTCGCCGCCGTTGCGCGGGTTGTCTATCAACGCGACGTAATCCCGCGCGCTCATCTCCTTCAGCGCCTTCAAGTTCGGGTTCTCAACGATCTGCTGCCAACCCCGACTCTCGTCGTGCAAAACCCCAAGCATCCGCGCGACCGGCGCTCGCGGGCAATAGAACTCCAACTCAATCTCTCGATACCCACCCGCCACCTCTGCGCCAAGCTGCTCGTCGTACCGCGTGGTCTGCGCGGTCGCGGTCACGCGGTTCCCGACAACGGCGACGCTTCCGATCCACGTCGCCTCCGCCAGCGCCTCCAGCACCCGCGCGGCTTTCGGCGAAATCGCGCCTTCGCCGCGCATAAACACTACGTCGAACTTCTTGGCGACCAGCATTACGCCGTCGGTCGCCAGTATCACGCCGTCTGCGACGTGAATGCCGGGGAACGGCTGGGCTTGAACGTCGATGGCGACGTTCAAAAAGCGGGCTAATTCTGAACTTGGCATATATCGTTCCTTTCTTGGATCACTAATCGCGTTTGACGTAAGGCGTTACCGCGAATAGTCTCCCCCAATCGTCCCGGAACGCCAGCCAGCCTTGCTCGTTCCAGAACACGCTGACCGTATCGCGCGCTCGGAACAGCCGCAACCCTTCCCGAAGTTGCCGGACGCTGTACCAGACCTTCGCGTCCGGCAACTTGAGTTGGAACAACTCGCTGCCGCGCACCGGGTTATCGACGAGTTCAACAAAATCGTTACTGCGCGCGGCTTTCACAAGTTTCAGCGACGGCGCTTCACACAGCAGCGTTGCGTCCGGCGGCGTGCAGCGCGGCAGAAACGACTCGATACATAAAGTGTAACACGCGAACGGCGGGAACGTCACAACCAAACGCTCAGAGCGATCCTCGTACTGTTCCCGCGTAACGAGACTGACAGCAGTCCCGTCAACCTCGATGTAGTCCAGATACACCTCGTTGGCGAGCGCCGCCAGCGCCCTCGCGGTCGCGGGAGGGATCATCCCCTCGCCGCGAATGTATTCGGAATTCAGACGGTACGCAACCAACACCACGCCGTCTGAAGCGACCAGCGTACCGTTCGCCACACGAACGCCCGCATAGGCGGGCGTCTGAACGTCAAGCGCGACGTTCAGAAACTGAGCAAGCATCGAGTCTACTATTTTCGTTCCTTTCTGATAATAGAAAAGCGCGGCGTGCGAGGGTTCGCAGCCGCGCCTGGGTTGTATTATGCGAATGGGTTGGTGATGCAAATCTCGAACTTGTAGATGTACTCATCCAGCGTCATCTCTGCGTGCGTTTCGCGTGGTTCGATATGCAGCGAGCGGACGTTTCGGCAATCCAGATCGATGTTTTGCGCGCTGACGCCGATGTTCTCGTACATATCGCCGATGTTGGCGTATATATACAGAAAACTCTGATCGCACGCATAACCACCGTCCCACTTGCCGAACCGAACTTCGTGAACAACCGCCTTGCCATCGGTCGCCCGGTAAAATGTACGCTCTATCCTGCTAAAGCGAGAGTCGCCGTCTCCCTTGTAAACAACTCCGCCAAGCCGCTCGCCGTCGAAGGTGATCCAGCGAACCAACTCATCGACTGTTGATATATACCCGTCCCACACGCGAATAGTCGTAGCCATAGCAGTGTTCCTTTCTGTGTTGGTGAAATCGATTACGGTTATACTATACCACAACCCGCGCGCGTTGTCAAGCCCCAATTTCAGTACGTTCCCACCCCGCGCGCCCACTCGTCCGGCGTGAGCGTCGGCGCTTCGACGGACGGCAACGCCGCGTCGCCGCGCGTCTGGGCGATGTGCTGCGGGTTGACGGCGAGGTGTGCGCACGCTTCGGTGATGCTGCTGAATACATACACCAGCGCTTGATCGTATGTGATCCCGCCGCGCCGCCTTCCGATCCGCACCTCGTGCACCACAACGCGCCCGTCGTGCACGCGGTAAAACGTTCGCTGAACGTTGCGCTCGCTCATCCCGCCGATCCGCTCGCCGTCGAAGGAGATCAGGTACACCCGCGCGTCGCCCGCAGCGATGTAGCCGCCCCAGATAGTTATCATTTCCACCTCCTCTGTTAAAACAAAAAAAAAGCGCCGGACGTTCGCCCGGCGCTCCACAACGTCAACCCGCACCGCTACCTCGCCAGCGCCCACACGCAGCGGGCGAGCGCTTCTGAGAGCGTCGCCGCGTCTGTCTCGTATTGCGCCAGCGTGCCGAGCGCGCCGTTCCAGTACGCGACCTCGACGCGCCAACCGCCCGCGCGCCGCTCGATCTCGACGCAGACGACACGCGGCAGCGCGAACAGTGCGTCAAGCGGCGTAAACGCTGCGGCGTTGATGTCAAGCGCGAGAGCGTCGATGGCGTCGCTCGCGCGGGCGACGTTGATGATCCGGTCGCACTCGCCCGCATCGGTCAACACCGCGCAGACGGCGTGCGGGTGTCGTTCAAACTGGAGTTTCACCGCTTGCCTCCTTAACAAAAACGAAGGGGCGATCCGGTGAACCGGATCGCCCCGAACTACTCATTACAACTCATCAAGCGTAACCGTCCGGCGGGGGATTATCCCCGCGCACTCCATCTCCCAGCGGAAGGCGTCTGCCGCCTCGTCCAGCGAGGGGAAGATATACACCTCCCCATAATCACACTCGCCTTCCCACCGACTCCATCGAACCCGATGGGCGACAACCCGCCCATCGGCGGCGCGGTAGAAGACCGTGCTCGTCCCCCGATGATTGCTCTCTTCCTCAACCGCGCCGAGGGTCTCCCCCTCAAACTCGACCGTTACATAGTCCGACAAATCGTTGCCCATAACGACCCTCTTGACGCCCTTCCAAAGATTAACCGTAGTCATAGTTGCCCTCCTTTCTGTCAGTGAAAGTGATTACGCTCATATCCTACCACACCCCGCGCCGGTTGTCAAGCGGGAAATTCGCCGGAATTTCCGCGAAATTGGGGCTTGACAAATCGCGACGTGTGCGGTAGAGTAGAGACGTAAACAATAATCACCCTACGAGAAAGGAAGGCAATCCTATGGCAACCATCAGCATTTGGCGTGGCTACCGGCACTGGAACTGGGACGAAGAGAACGATTACGAAGTAGTGACGTATGAGGACGCGCGTGAACTCGGCGCTGTTCGGTTCAACGACGAGGAAGCGGACATTCAGTACCGCATCATCGAGTGGGATGAGAATATTGTCGTCTTCTTCGTCGAGCGAAAGGGTCATTACGTAGAAGCCGAGATTTACGAGTACCCCTCGCTTGAAGAAGCGGCTAAGGAGTACCGGTTTGTGCTGAAGAAGGCGGGCGTCATTCAGTAGACGACCCGCCGCAACCCAGAAACCCCGTCCGGCAACGGACGGGGCTTCTTATTTTCCCTTACACTTCCCGCAATGTCCGTACCGCAGCGCAGCCGCGTACTGCTGCTGCTTCGCCAGCGCCGCACCGCAGTGCGGGCACCGGTACGACGCAGTGCGCTGCGTATGCGCCGTATGCGTATCCGTATGCGCCGTATGCTGCGCCGTATGCGACGCATCCGGTTGCGGATGCGAACTGCTGTGCGTATGCAGCAACGTCGCAAGCGTATACGCCAGCGTCGCAAGCGGCGCGCTCTCCAGCACCGACAGCGCCAGCAATAACCAATCGAACGACGCAAGAAACTGCGCCGCGCCGCTCAGCCCCGCCGGAACGCGCGCGGCGTAGTCTGCCAGAACGTTGAGCGTAATCGCAGTGAGCACCGCCGCCCGCGCCACGCGCGCCGCCAACCGTTGGCGCTGCCGGTCTGCGAACGCCGCAAACGCCAGCGACAGATACGCCAACTCAATCCCGACCGCCGCCAGCCAGCCCGCCAACTCGCCGCGCGTCGGGGCGAGGGCGCGCTGGACGCCCAGCGCGGACGGGGCGCTGAGCAACAGAACCGATAGCGTTGCGAGAATGCGGAACTTCACGAGTACATCTCCTTCACCGTCACAACATCTCTTCTTCTTTTATTTCTATAGCGTGTTGTGACAAACACTCGCCTAAGCGTCGCAGAATCCCTCCTCGCAGAAGTCGCTTTGGTCGTCAAGCGCAGCGTCCGCACGCAACACCGCGATCTCGTCTTTCCCGCGCTTCCGCCGCTCCTCGTTGATGCGCCGCTCCAGTTCCTCACCCATCTCGCGCAGCGCCGGGTACTGTCTGAGCAGTTCCGCCTGGCTGCGCACCGATCGGTACGGGCAGAACCAGCACGACGATTTCGGCGGCGTTGCAAGCCCGGCGCGTTCGAGGATCGCGCGGCAGTCGTTGCGGGTAAGGCGCTCGTCTACCAGCGGGTAGACGTTTTCGATGCGCGCAGAACCGGAATCGCGCATACGGTGGAACTCGTCAACGCTGATCCCCAGCATCAGTTGTATCTTCTCACGCGCGTACTTGTCGTACAGATAGCGTCGGATCGGTTCCACCTTGTACTGCCGCGTGCACTGGCGGCGCAGCATAAACGAGCCGTCTCGTGCGCGCCACGGCGCGGGCGTAAACGCCGGACGCGCAAGCATATCCCCGTACAGATCGCGCTGGAGGATTGTGATGCTGCGGTTGTACGTCTCCCGCAGCCAACCCGCGAAGCATTTGACGTACTCGCGCGTGTTTGGCGCTTCAGCATCGAGAAGATCGACGTGGACGATTTCGTCTATTTGCCACCCGCGCTGCATCGCCAGTACGACCAGCGCGGTGCTCTGCACGCCGCCGCCGTAGGATATAACCGTTTTCATAAACGCTCCCCTCGTTCCCCCTCACCCGCGTCCAGCGCGGGAAGGACGTACACTTCTGCAACATCAACCCCGTCGTCGAGGAGGGATAACCGCATCTGGTGCACCGCAACGCGCCCGTCCTCGGTGCGGTAGAGGACGCACCGCTCTACCCACTCGTCTGCGTGCGCTATGGTGACCATACCGAGATACTCGCCGATGAACCGCACCAGATGCGTACTCCGAAACGTGTTTCCTCGAATACCGCCCCAGAGTTCGATCTCTTCCATTTCTCATCTCCTTTTTCAGTCCACAACCGCCAACCGCGCCGCGCGCGCCCAGTCGCCGTTACGAAACCGCAGCCCTAACGCCCGCGCCTGCTCTCGACTGACGCCCGCGCGCTGGAGCGCCGCCAGCGCCGCGAGCAGCGCATCGTCCCCGCCGTCCCCGTCCCCGCGAAACTCCCCGATTTGGGCGATTTTTGCGGGTTCGGGAACGGTCGGGACGGGGACGGTTGGGGACGGGGACGGAACAACACCCGTCCCAAGCCTTTCTGATGCCGTATCCGCCCGTCCCCGCCGTCCCGCCGCATCAGCACGCGCTGGGACGGGGCTAGAGGCGATTTGCGGCGTCACAATACGCGGGGACGGCTCAACTCCGTCCCCGACGCGCGGGACGGGCGTCTGTGTATCAGCCGTCACAACACATTCGTTTCTTTTATTTATACGCGGTGTTGTGACATCACTGAAGAGCAGCGTCTCCAGCAGCGCTGCGTCGTTGCGCGCGTTGATCAGCGCGTCGAAGTCTCCGACCAACACCGGCGTGCGGACGAGAAACTGCTCGTTGTTGTGCCGCACCACGAACAGCCCGCGCTCGCCGGGCGGCGGCGGCAACTGCGACGGTCGGTACACCAGCGCCTTCGGATCGCGCATCCCCAGTGCCGGGGCGTCCTGGCTTCCGTCCACCAGCGCGCCGGAGATGAGGGTGGATAGGTTCATCCGCCACTCAAGCCGCTTGCCGGTGGGCGTCTGCATCGAGACGATAACCCGAATACCCAACGCCCGCGCTTTGCTGACCAGCGCGATCAGCAAACGTTCGGTCTCGTCAACCACATCGATGATGTCGGTTGCGAGTACGACCAGCAACGGCAGCGGATCGGGCGCGGTCTGATTGTACTCCTCGACGCTGCGCACCCCGGCGCTCAACAGCAATCCGAACCGACGCTTCGCCTCTTCGTTGATTGCACCGATCGCGCTCAGTATCCGCTGCTGCCCCTCGTCGCCGTAGCCACCCGCGGGAGGAAACAACATCTGCGGCAGCCGCGCGAGGTTGGGCGTCAACCAGTCGCCTTTGCCGTCGAGGATCGCCCAGCGCACCCCGCGCTCGTTGAGCAGCGTCGCGAACCACAGCCGCAGCAGGTGATCCTTCCCGCAGCCGCTGGTTCCGTACAGCCCAATATGCAGCGCGTCGCTCCCGAAGTCCAACCAACGAAACGCGCCGGTCTGGTCAACACCCAGCGGAACCGCGAAGCGCGCCGGACGCGGGTCGGCGGGGTTGAACAGTGATGGGGAAGGAAGCGTCACAACATCATCTTCTCTTTTATTTCTATACGGTGTTGTGACAGCAGCGGGGGCTGCGGCAGCGGGGGCTGCGACGCCCGCGCCCGCACCGGCGGGCGCTTGCTCATCAACCGTCACAACAGTATCTTCTTCTTTATTTATACGCGGTGTTGTGACACTTCCGGCGAGCGCCGTCGGCAGCCGGCCGCGCTGTTCGAGTTGCCGCTCGACCCGATACGCGGCGTCGTTCAATGCGTGATAGACGCGCACCGCCGCCTCGCGGTTGGTCGCCGCCGCCAGCGCGAGGAACGCGAAGACGCCGGCAATCGGGTCAACGCTGAACGCAACCGCGACGCCGAACAGCATCAAAAATACTGCTTTCCCGCTGACGTTCACCTCCCGCCTCCTCCGCCGCCCCCGCCGCCGGACGCGCGGACATTCGCGGCGAGCAGCAACGCCGTTACTGCGCACAGAACGGCGAGGAACTCAAACGCGAACGATGCGGCAAACGTCCAGCCGACTTTCGCCAGCACCGCCGCCGCGCCCTCCAGCGCGTCCGGCAACGGCGCAAACAGTCCGCCGCGCTGCCATACCTCCACCAACGCGACCGCTTCTCCGAAGTCGGTGACAATATCAAAAAAGATGAAGAAGTACACCATCCACTGGAGCGCCCGAATGTCGCGCTGCACCAGTCCGACCGTTGCCAACTCAATCAGCGTCGGCAACAGCGTGAGGAACAGCGCAAACAGCGTCAACCATTCCGCCCCCGTCGCGAGCACGTCGGCGGCTATCGGCTGAATGAACCGCCAGGTCGGTACAAGGTCGTAGCGGTACGCCAGTGCTCCGAACACATACGCGAGAATGAAGAAACAGACCGACGCCACGCCCGCCGGAACCCCGCGCACCCCCCGCGCCCAATCGACGGCGCGTTTGAGGTTGTCGCTGAGGTCAAGCGCGCTCAGCAGTCCGTCCGCGACGTTGCTGTTGACGAGGGCGAGGATGACGCCCCCCGCGATGATCCAGGCAATAACGTCACTCATACCACATCCACCCTTTCTTTTTCAACGTCCACTTCCCCACCAGATACGCGCCGTCCGGTGCTTTGTCGCCCGGCGCGTATTCCGGGCGCGTTCCGCCCTCACGCACAAAGATCACAAAAACACCGGCGGCGCGCGACATCGGATCGCGCTTCGCTCTGTTCTCACACCGCAAGAGAGCGCGCTCCCAGTCCTCTAACTCTTGGTGTGGGATAGGTTCAATCTTCCACCACATTTTCTCCCTCTTTCTTCATCTTCAACAGCGTCTTCCTCAGACGCTCCGCTTCCAGCGGCGGCATCACCCAACGCGGGCGTTTTCGGGTTGCTCCCGCGCACGCCGGCAGTACCGCAACCCGCACTGCTTGCAGGCGGCGGAACGCGGTGAAGCGACGGTACAGACGATACATACTCTTGTTCATTTCCGCTCCAGCGCCTTCGCCAACATCTGCACCACCGTTTCGTGAACGTATCCCCACCGCAGACAGACCGCCGCGAGGTCGCGGTAGGGTTGTCGCAATCGCTTTGCTGTAGTGTGCAGATCGGAAAGAACGGCAACTACGTTCTCGTCAAGACGCCAGCACAACCCCAGATGCGCTTCAGCCGCCGCGTCGGGATCGATGTACGTTTCCCCGACCGCCGCGCTCTCGCGGAGCGCCGGGATGTGGTAGCGCAGAAAGTATCTGATGAACGTCGGGCGGTACCCGACGGTCAACATCAGTTCGGCGACCGCCTGCGCGTCGTTGCGCAGTTTGTGGCGCGTCCAACGCAGCAGTCGCGTCTCGTCTAATTCCGCGCCGCGCAGTCGCGCTGCGAAGAACGACATCGCGGCGCGCAGATCGTCGTCACGCATTTCTGACCACCACGCACAATCGACGCATTATCTTCGTATTCGGGATAATCCCGCGCCGGAAACAGACGAGCACCGCCCGCCGGTCGCGGTCGTCTTCGATGCGCCACACCGCGTGCATCACGCGCAGCGCAAGACGCAGCGCCGCACTGTCGAGTGCGTCGCTCAACGCGGCGTTCCAGTGGCGGTTGATGAACTCACCCAGCAGTGCGGGTGTGCACTCGTTGTTCAAGAGATACTCCGACAGCGCCTCCCGATCCGTCAGCGCCCGCCGCAGCAGTGCGCGCGCGGCGTGACGGTCGAGCGGCGCATCGGCTGCCAGATGTGCGTACCAGCGCACAAAGCGTTCCGCTTCGTCACTCATCCTTCCGCTCCTTTCCGACAAGTTCATCAAGCACGCGCCGGGGCATCATTACCCACTCGCGGTCAACGCGCGCGCCGTTTTCGGTTCGGGTTGGCACATCATCCCCGAACACCAAAACGAACAGCGGGATGCGCTCAAAGCGCGCCGCGCGGTCGATTGTCTGAAGCAATGCGTCGAGCGTCGGTTTGGTCAACATCTTTCGCCTCGCTTTCACTTCTACCGCAAATCCCGGATTGTCGCCGACAAATCCATCAACCCCGAAGCGCGTGAGGTGTCCCACACGCCCCGTCGACGACAAAAGGCGGGCAAGCGACGGATCGCTCACCCGCCCGAAGATGGCTTGCAACGCCCGTAATGCGTCACGCTCCTTTCGCTTCCACCGTGGCTCGCTTTTAGAACGGGACTTCATCTTCTTTCGTCTTTCGCAGCCTCGCGCGAACGGGGGCGATGTGCACAATCTCGTACCAGCCGCTAGGCTTGGTCTCGATTGTGAGTTGATATTCCCGTCCGACCGCGCTCTGGACGAACTCCTCAGCAGCGTTGAGTTGTTCGTCCGTCATCACCGATACGCCGTACAACGCTGCCAGCGTCTTGTAGAGATTGGTAACCTTCCCGCCGTTTGGATGCGTCAACCGTTTTGGCTTCCGCACCCACTTTGAGACACGCAGCGGGTTCCCGTCATCGTCCTCGACCTCGAACTCAAACACAAAAACATCCTCAAGTTCCGGCTCCGGGCTAAGCCGCGTCTCAAACGTCGAACGCTGACGCTCTTTGACGCCCAGAAACCGCCCGATGTACGCGCCGTTCAGTTGTGGGCGCTCACGCCCGTTTCCGTTGTGGATAAGTTCCTTGAACATACCTCCATTCCTTTCTATCACTTCGGCGCTCTCGCCTTACTCCGCAGTATACTCCAGAACGCCCGTTTTGTCAAGCGACTCGCACCTCTTGCGGAACGGACACCACCGGCACTCTTCCGTTCCCCACGCCGTCGCTTCTGCAATATACCCCTCCAGCGCCAGCGATTGCAGTCGCAGCGCCTTATACAACAACGCCTCCGCGCGGGCGCGGTCAACCGCGAACCGGAGTTCTTCCATCTCGCCGGTGTCTCTATTGACCAGCAGCACAACGCCGGTCTGCGCCTCGACCAGCGCGGCATAGACGCTGATCTGATCAACATACTCCTCGATCTTTGACCGCGACGCCCACTCACGCGCGCTGACGGTTTTGATGTCGATCACCGTCAGCGTGTTGTCGTCTTCGACCAGCAGCGCGTCGATCCGCCCGGAGATCGCGCCGCTCACCACCCGCACTTCCGTCTCGACGCGCCCCGGAAACGCCTCGACCAGCAGCGCTTCGAGATGCGCGTGGATTGCGTCGCCGATCAGTGCGGAAGGGCTGTCTGCGCGCGGCGCGTCCGGTTCGCAGCCCAGCAGCCCGAAGGTGATACGCCGATCACAGCCGGAAATCTCGCTCGCGTACACCCGATCCCGCGCCGCGACCGGGCGTCGTTTTGCGGCGACGACACTGCGGATCGCGTCAACGAGCGGTTGTTGTCGTTGTATCTTCACTCCAAAAAAGCCGCTCATCAGTATTTCCTCCAATTCTTTGAAATCGGGTTTGCTTCGACCGCAGGCGGGCAGCGCTGCATATACCGCTGCGCCGCGTCAAGCATTACTTGCTCCAACCAGCGCTGTGCGTCCTCTTCCGGCAGCGACGCGGGTACGATAGCGAGCGCCTCATCATAGATCGGCGCGACGATCATTCGTTCGATCCCCAGCGTCGCCTCAACGCCGCCCTCGCGCGGTTCGCAAAGCCGGAAGGCATCCGCCATCGCTTGCGCCATAATCACCGCATTCCCACCTTGGCAAGGGTGGTTCATCGCTTGCCGTTGGATCGCCCCGCGCTGCCGCCACTGCTCGTTGTTCGACGCAGTAGGTTTCGGCAGCGTGAACCACCGGCGCAGACCGGCATACGTTGTGATGTACCCGACGGTCGATCCGTCGGCGCGCCGCGCGGACTGCTCGAACGGCGCGCGGGCGGTATCCGCAAACCAGTTCGACAACACCGGATACACCGCCCGGAAGTCACGGAAGAATTGCGCCGCCTCGTCTGCCGTTATGTGTAACTTCTTCGCCAGCCCGACGGGAGTGCCGCCGTAGAAGTATAAGAACGCAACCACCTTTGCGACTTGCCGCGTTGACTTCTTATACTTCGTACTGATGACCTCCATCAACCCGCTTTCGATCACAAACTGCACCGTTCGCCGGGCGTCCCACGCCGCCGGAATAACGTACCCTTCGACCGGCGTCTGCTGGAACGTCAGCGTGGTCGGCTCCGGCTCCGCAACGTCCCCGCGCCTGATGTGGAACATCAACGCTGCGGTAACGCTGTGGTTGTCGCCGCCGGACGCGAACAGCGCCAGCAACGCCGGGTCTTTCGACAGATCGGCAACAATACGCTGTTCCATCGCCGAATAGTCGGCGTTCACAAAGACGTACCCTTCCGGCGCAACGAACGCACTGCGGTAGTCCAGATCGTCACCCTCGCCGCGCGGGATATTGAGCAGATTCGGCTCCCCGCACGCGAACCGCCCGGTGTCCGCCCCCGCGATCTTGAGGTGAGGGTGCACCCTCCCGGTCAGTGGGTGGATGTGCGCTAGAAAGCCGCGTCCGTATGTGGTTACGCGCTTCTGCCAGTGCGACCAGACGCGGTACAACTCAAAAAACCGACGCCGCTCCGGGTCGTCTTCGTACTCGCGTTCGACTTCGCCCAACTCTTGCTTATCGAGCGAATCGATGTTCACCCCACGCATCTTCGCCGCGGTTTTCACCAGTTCGCGTTTCGTCAACTCGTTCGGTTCGACGCCGAGGTACTCCGCAAAATGCTCCGACGCAGCGCGCAGCCGTCGCTCCGCCTCATCTGCTAACTCGTTCCAGCGGGCGGCGTCGATGCGCAGCCCGCAGTACTCGACGGCGGCGGTCGGGACGGTGAGGCTGACGAACAGCCGCACCGCATCCGGCACGCCCAGCGCCTCAGCGCGCTGTTGCTGGCTGCGTTGGATCGGGAATAGCACTTGCACATCTTTCAGCGCGTATTCGACTTGATCCGGCGTCGGCTCAAGCGCGCCGGGAACCGCGAACGTCTCGCGCACGCTCTTATCGAGCGTCTCACCCGTCCAGCGTTCGGTTACTGCTGCGAGCGAGTGCGGAACGTCCAGCCCCAGCGTGATGACGCGATCCGCTACGACGACATCCCACGCGACACGCGGGAAAACGCCGACGGTGTGCAGCACAAACTGCACATCAAAGGTGAGGTTCGCCCCGACCAGCGGCACGCGCTCGAAGATCGGAATGAAAACGTCGAGACCGACACGCCGCACGTTGAAGCAGTAGGCGTCGCCGTCCGGCGTTGCGAACTGGACGAGGAAAATACGAGAAGTACGCGGGTCGAGACCGGGGCGCACCGGGTCGTTGACGTAGTCGCCGGATAAGAGCAAGCGGGCGATGTGACGCATCACCCACGCCGGTACAACCTCGTCGGCAAGCGCCGCAAGCGCGTCCTCCAGATCGTTGATGCGCCGCGCCGAGGTCTTCCCGCCGCGCGGGGCGTCGTTGAGGAGACGCCGAAGACGCTGCTTCTCGGCGAGACGGTCAACCGGCGGTGGTAGCGGGTCGGGTAGATCGTCGGGATCGGGATCATAAACCAAGCCCCACCGGTTGCGCTTGAGATACGCGAAGTACGCCTTGTACGCCGTCTTTGTTCGCTCTTTCGGATAGCGAAACAGCGGTTGCGTCTCGATGTCGAACGCAAGCGCTTCGCATTCGAGCAGCGATTGAACCGCATCACGCGCTTCGTCTCTGTCGTTGATGTACTTCCTCAACTTTCACCAACCTTTCTGAAATGTCGTATTCTCGATGTTTCCGCAGCGCCCCACGCCGCGTGCGCAGCCAGCGTGCGGTTGAGGGCGTGCGCAGCACATCGAATACTGCCAGTCCGTCGGTGAAGAGAATAGCAGCATAGACGGGGATTGTCAAGCGACGCGCCGCGTCGACGACGGATTGCGGAATAATCGTTGTGCGGTACGTATCGGATCGAATCGACCGGCGCTTGACCTCCAACGCCGCGACCGGTCGCTCGCCGTCAACGATCAGAAAATCCAGCGGCGCGTAGGCGTCCAGTCGCACCAGCGTCAGATCGAGACGCTGCGGGTAGAGCAGCAGCGCCGCCGCCTGCGCGATCAAGCGTTCGTAGGGCAGACCGAACGCGGCTTGTTCGTCAAAGGATCGCACCGCCGCCCCCTAGTGTACAGCAGCAGCAGCAGCCGTCACAACGCCGGACTTTCTTTTATTTCTATGATGTGTTGTGACAGCAGTTCCGAGAAACTCGTACACCGGCGCGGCGCGTTCCGCGTGCCGCTTGCGGATGCCGGTGGTGCGCAGGCGCGCCCGGTCAACGCCCGTCAGCCGGTAGACGCGCACGCGCTTCCCGCCGTCTACCCGCTGCTGCTTCCCTTCAATCCCAACGCCGATCCTTTGGAAGAGCGCGCCGACGAACGACATCGGCTTCGCTCTGAAGTCGGCGCGCACCTTGATCCCCAGCGCGGCGTGGATCAACAGCCGGTTGCGCTCTACGAGGTCGAGGAACTCTTCGGTGATTGCAATTTCTGCACCCTCTTCGATCCGCAGCCGCAGCGCGGTGAGCAGCGCGTTGAACCAGATCGCGAACAATGCGAACCGGTTGCGGTCTGCACTGAAGCGCCGCGTCGTCTCTATCTCGTCCAGCGCCTTCGCTATCTCTGCGTCCTCAACCGCCGCGAACCGCTGCGCCTGTCCGTATGCGCCGCGTTCGTCATCAAGGACAAGATCGGCGTCAACGGTGATGCCGTAGCGTTCCTCAAGTTCTGCTTTACGCTCTGCGTCGCGCTCTTCCTCATCTGTCTTCGCGTCGTTCGGCGCGGGCGCGTTGGCGATCCGTTCGGCGCGGGCGCGCTCTTGCGCTTCGCGCTGCTCGCGCAACGACTTCGCCAGTTCGCGGCGTTGGTCGTCCGGCAGATGCGGCTTGTCGCGGTCATCCCAGACTTCTACGCCTTCCGCCGCATACGCGCCGACGAAGTTATCAAAAAACGCATTCTTCTGCGCGGCGGTTTTGGCTCGAACAACGCAGTACAGATCGAGGTAGACGCGATCCCACTCCGTCGCCGGTTCCGCCGCGCCGGACGCGCGCGAAACGCGGAAGTCGTTCTCCAGTTCGCGCAGTTTGGCGAGGTCGCGGTAGGCGTCGGGCGAGGTCGGTTCGTCCATTCGCTTCGTTTCGACGTACACGTTGATCTCGCGTTCGAGCGGGTTGCGGATACGACCGAGTTGCTGACGGAAATCATCCACATCGCCCACGCCGACGCCGTTGCGCGCGATGCCGAACAAAGCGAACCCCTCGATGTCGATTGAAACCCCCGTCCCGACCGACGGAGAGTAGATGAAGACATCAACATCTCGGAGAATGTCGTTGATGCGCTCAAGCGTTTCGTTGTTGTTGTCGCTTGTTTCAGACGTAATCTTCAATATCCGCGCTTCCGGCGCGAACTGGCGGTAGAACAGTTCGGCGCGGTCGGCGTCGGCGCGTGTGTTGCACGCAAGCGCGATTTTCCACGCATTGGTTTCGTACCACTCCAGCGACTTCTGGAGTACGTCTTCCGGCGTTGGCAGTAGTACGAGATGATCGATTGCGCGATGCGCGTACTCATTTTCGACGTAAGCAATAGGTTGGTCGGGAAACGCAGACTGAATGAACGTCAGCGTCGCCTCGCCCACATCGGCATCGGCGAGAATGATTAGCCGCGCCTTGCGCAAGTGCTCCATCAGCGCCCCGACCGCGCTGACTTTTCGGCTCTTTAGATTGCGGTCGTTGACGATTGCTTTCAACACTTGTTCGATCTCGTCAACGATCACAAGATCATACGGCGCGTCTGTCTCGATTTTGTCGAGACTGTGGATGGTGGTGGCGACGCGCGGCGCGTTCGTAATCCACTTCCCGTCTTCGTAGTACGGCGTGAGGTTCAGCCGTGCCGCGCTCTGGCGCACCAGCGAGACGCGGTGCCCCACCGACAACACCCTATTGTAGCATTTTGCCGCTTCCGCCAACCACTGTGTTTTGCCTGTCCCTTTTGCGGATCGGATGACAACGATATTCGGGTAGTTGTCATCCGGGTCGATCTCAATATCCAGATAGCGTTGGTTGATACGAATCGCGTCGGGCAGTTCCGGCGACGTAACGTACCCGCCGCGCAAGCCGGGGATCGTCCCTTCAAACCCGTACTGTCGGGCGAGGTTGACGAGGACGCCGATACCGCTCTCGACGTGATCGGGCTTCCGGTGCGCTTCCCAGTTGTACGTCCACTTGTCCAACACCTCCGCCGCGTCGGTTTCCGGCAGCGCGGACTGGATCGCCCAGACCGCTGCCAACCACATATTGTACTCCAGCCCGTCGCCGGGGATGTACTTCAGCAGCGTCTCGATTGTCTCGCGCGTCGCCGCGCCGCCGGTGCGCTTCGGCGCGAGGAGCGGTCGCCGGGCGAACTGGGCGAAGTCGGACAGATCGTAGTAACGGTCGCTATTGCTGATGACAACAACGGGCTTCTTCTGCGGGCGCTGCTTCCAGTTGTACGACCCGATGACGCGGATCGACCGCGCGGCGTCGCTCGTATTGTCGAGCGTCCAGCCGTACCGCGCGGCGGTGAGACGCAACTGCGCCTCGA